GATGACCGCTACGACTACAGCAAGGTCGAGTACAAGGACAGCCACACCAAGGTCGAGATCATCTGCCCCGAGCACGGCAGCTTTTATCAGTTCCCAACCAACCACCTGCGCCCGTGCGGGTGCCCCGGCTGTATCGGTGACGCGATTCGCAAGGGTCGGGGGTTTGGTGGCGAGTTTGATGTCGCACGCGCTAGGGCCAAGCATGGTGACAAGTATGATTACAGCAACTGCAAGGGTGGTTCCACGAAGACCAAGGTGACCATCGGTTGTCATGAGCACGGACCCTTTTTGCAATCCCCTGAGAAGCATTATAGTGGGGGCGGTTGCCCTGAATGCGGGCGGGCTAAGGTAAATCATGCACACAGAATTGATACCGAGGAATTCATTCGTCGGGCCAAGACGGCTCACGGTGAAACCTACAGCTATGAAAAAACGCAGTATGTTGATTCGATTACTGACTTGCTCATCGCCTGTCCGACCCACGGCGACTTCAAACAAATTCCAAGAAACCACCTATTCGGCAGGGGGTGTCCCAAGTGTGCTATCGGCTCTCGCCCATCAAAACCCGAGACCGAGCTGTTCGATTTCATCAAGACGCTCGCCCCTGACGCCGAACAATCCGACCGCACCCTGCTTGCCGGCAAAGAGCTGGACATCGTGGTGCCCTCACGCAAACTCGCCTTCGAGTTCAACGGGTTGTGGTGGCACTCGGAGCGCATGGGCACCCAGCTCAACTATCATCAGGACAAGACCGACGCCGCGGCCGCCGCCGGATACAGGCTGATCCACATCTTCTCGGATGAGTGGGAGAACCACCGCGCATGGTGCGAGGCTCACATCCGCAACGTACTCAATGTGCCGGCCCGCATCATCTACGCTCGCAAATGTGAGGTGGAGCAGCATGAGAGCGCTGTCGGTGTGCGCCAGTTCCTTGAAGAGAATCACCTGCAGGGCTTCCGCGGTGGCCGATCGATCGTGCTCAAGTACGACGGTGAGATCGTCGCTTGCGCCATTGTTTCGAAGACCATCTACGGTACCGTGGAACTGGCCCGCTGGTGTGTGAAGCTGGGGTTGCAGGTGGTGGGCGGGTTCAGCAAAGTCACCAAGCTGCTGCCGGCTGGGATCATCAGCTACTGCGACACCTCGAAGTACGACGGGTCAGGCTACGAGGCGAGCGGTTGGACCAAGGTGGCTGACGGCCAACCCAGCTACCACTACACCGACGGCATTGAGCGCGTCGGTCGTCAGCATTTCCAGAAGCACAAACTGCTGGCGCGTGGTGCGGTAGGTGAGAACGAAGTCGATCTTGCAGCCAGCGAGGGATTTTATCGGATTGGCGGTTGCCGCCAACTCAAGTTCGCGCTGCGATAGGGGGTTAGTTTTTTCGCCCGCCCTATTGACAAAAGCTATCGACATTGGCAGAGTACCACCATGGCGCCCATCAGACGCCACCTAAAACATTCGACCTTGATGGCCGTGTGACAAACCAAACCTCAATCCATCAAGGAGTAAGACGCCATGTCCGGCCAACTTTACGCTACCCAGACCCCACGAATCGGCAAGGTCAAGGGTGAAATCCTCGCTCGCGCCATCCCTTGCGAAGTTCTGGGTCTTGCGGCCCACAACAAAGAACTGCCGCGCAATAGCTCGACGACCATCATCTTCCGTCGCTGGGTTCCCTACGACGCGACCACCGCCAATCCGAACCTCCTCATCGGCGATGTTTTCCCGGCCAACACCGTCGAAACTGAAGCCTCGAACCGTGTCACGACCAAGCTGACGGCCAATCTGACATCGGAAGGTGTCACCCCGACGCCGGATACCATCGTCGCCCAAGACATCACCGCCGTCATGGTCCAATACGCCTGCCTCTACTCCTTCACGGATGTGGTCGCCGACATGTACGAAGACGACATCGAGGATGCCCTCAAGACCCAGGTCGCCGAGCGCATGATGCTCATTCGCGAACTGGAACTCTACTCCAAGGTCCGGGCTGGCACGAACCGCTTCTTCGGCGGCGCCGGCACCACGATCGCCACCGTCGATGGTAAGCTGACCGCCAAGATGCTGCGCAAGATCGCAAGGTCACTGGCGCGCAACTATGCGCGCAAGCCGACCAGCATCCTGGCGCCGACGCCGAACATCGACACGAAGTCGATCGAAGCTGCGTACCTGGTCTTTGGTTCCAGCGACATGGAAGCCGATCTGCGTGACACCACCGCCTTCCCTAGCTACACCCCGGTCGCGTCATACGGTTCCCGCAAGCCGATCCACGAGAACGAAATCGGTTCCTTCGAGCAATTCCGCTTCGTCGTTTCGCCCGACCTGGTTCCGTTCCAGAACGGCGGCGCGGCGGTCGGCGCAACGGCTTGTGTATCCACCGGCGGCACTGCCATCGATGTATATCCGCTGATCGTCGTCGGTCAGGAAGCCTACGGCACCGTCGCCCTGCGTGGCGCCAAGTCGTTCGATCTGGGCATCATTCCGGTCGGCAACCGCGACTCCGCTGACCCGCTGGCCCAGCGTGGCTACGTCGGCTCCAAGTGGTACGGCGTGTCGGTGCTGCTGAACCAGCAGTGGATGGCTGTCGCCTTCGTTGGTGTCGGCAACCTCGCTTAATCAGCGACCAGTGTGACAGAACAAGGTGGTGGGTCGAAAGCCCACCCCCTTTTTTCTGCAAGGACCAATATCGAAGCTCGGCACGGTTCCCGAATTTCCAACCTGAAACCAATTGCCAATCGATAGCTGATTGATGCAGGCTATCACCTCAACCTTTTTTTTTTTCAACAGGAGCATATCAACATGGGCGCACCCCGCACATCCAAAATCATCGACTCTCCGGAAACCGAAGTTCCGAAGCCCAGCGACATCACCTTTGATTCCGTCTATGTGCCGGACGAGCCGGAGATCATCAAGGTTTCCGCACCTTCCGGCGGCGCCGGAGACAAGAAGCAGTTCGACGAACTGAACTTCAACGAAGAGTTCGTTGAGGTGATGGTGCATGAAACCACCGACAAGAACGCCGAAGACCCGGTATTCACCGCCTGCAACGGCGTGACTCAATACTTTTTCCGCGGCCAGGTACAGAGTGTTCGTCGGAAATACCTGGCGATCCTGGCTTCCTGCAAGGAGCACGCGATCAAGACGGTCGAATATACCCAGGCCGACGGTTCGCGGGCCACCAAGATCGTTCGCACCTCTTCGCTCAAGTACCCATTCAGCGTGATCAGCGATCCGAATCCCCGGGGCGCCCCGTGGCTGAGAGCCATCCTGTCCTCAGCCACGTAATAAAGCCTGCTGTTCTCCTGCGGCAGCTTTCCCGGCGCCCTTGCGGCGCCGGTTTTCATTGTGCTACTATCGCGAAGACTACTTCTGAGGTGACCCCGTGAATTTCCTTCAACTCTGCCAGAGAACCGCGCAAGAAGGTGGTGTTTCAGGGCAAATCACATCCACCCAAAACCAGACCGGCGAAGCCAGGCGGATCATCAATTGGGTCAATAGCGCCTACCGTGAAATCCTGAACAGCGACCAGTTCGCCTTCGGATTCGTCCGCAAGGAGGTTCATAAGCAACTGATCCCTGGTCAGGGCACCTATACCCAGGCCGATCTCGGGATCACCGATCTTGGTCAATGGGATACCGAAACCATGCGGGTCTCGATCAACGAGGATCGCAGCGACGAGACGTTCATCATTGGTCAGCGCTGGCCGGCGTTCCGGGACTACTGGCGGTTCAGCACCAGGCGTTACACCACGTCCCGCCCCCTGAACTGCGCTGTCAATCAGGAAACCAACCTCGAGATCGGGCCGGTTCCCGACACCGCCTGTTGGCTGACGTTCCAGTACCTTGCCGTCCCTTCGGACCTGTTTGCCGACACCGACATCCCGGTCATCCCTGATCGTTGGCAGATGGCGATTGTGTGGCGTGCGCTGCGGCATTACGGTATGTTCGAGTCCGCCCCTGAAGTGGTCATGCGGGCCGACAGCGCCTACAACGAGATCGTCTTGCGCATGACCCTCGACCAGGCGCCGCAGATCGTGGTTGGACCCCCACTATGCTGAGACCCGAAGGGCTCCCACCGGTACAGTACGAAGTCACCCCGCTTCAAGGTGGCTTCGATCAGATCACCTCTGCCTACAATCTGACACCTGGGGCCTTGCGGGATTGCATCAACTTCGCCTGCCGCTCGCAGGGTGGGTACTATCGCATTCCAGGGTACGAGCGCATTGATGGTCGGCCCGCTCCGAGCAGTGCGGAGTTCATCGCCATCGACGTGACGATGAATCCTGGGGAACCCCTACCACCTGTCGGTTCAGTTGGCACATTCGGCAATCTTCAGGGTACGGTCTGCTACATTGACCCGTTCGGGACCTACATCGTGATCACCAAGTTCTCCATTGTCGAAGAGGAAAACTGATGGACATCTCGCTGTTTGTTCCTGGTGACATCGACCTTGGAAGCGGGGTTATCGGTACGGCGACAGGTATTCACACCCAACTGACGATCAAGCAGAATGCGATCATCAAGGCGGCTGCGGCCAACATCTACCGTGCCGACATCCAGCCTGTGCCTGGGTCCGGCCCGATCCGCGGCGTGATTTATTTCAAGGATCAGGTGTTCGGTTTTCGGGACAACGAAGACGCCGACGCCGAAGACATTTACCGCAGCACCCCGACCGGGTGGGAAAAGGTCGATCTCGGCTGGACCATCCAATTTACCAACTTGCAGGATGAAATCTCCGAAGGTGACACACTCACCCAGGGGTTTGCTTCAGGTACGGTTGAGCGTTGGATCGTCACCTCCGGTGACACCCAGTCCGGAGTCAATACCGGATATTTCGTTCTCAGCGGTGTTGGTGGGGATTTTTTCGCAGCGGGTGCGGCGTTGGTCGGAGCGGTGGTAGTCACTCTCGACGGCGCCGAAACAGCAATCACCCTGAGTCCGGGTGGGGAGTATAACTTCACCATCGGCAACTTCAGCGGCTACTATGACAACGAGCGTGTCTATGGTGCCGACGGGGTGAATGATGCCTTCGAATTCGACGGCACGGTGTATGTGCCGATCCTGGTTGCGACGCAGAGCAAACCGAGATATGCGCTTGTGCATTCGAACCACCTTTTCCTGGCTGTGGAAAGCTCACTATTGCATTCCGCTGTCGGAAACCCCTACAACTTTGAAGTTGTCAATGGGGCTGGGGAGATCGGCACCGGCGGCAAGATCACGGGCCTGCTGATCCTGCCAGGCAACCAGGGCACAGCCGCCCTTGAGGTGACCTCGCGTAGCTCGACGTGGGTTCTCTACGGCACATCGGCGCAGGATTGGAAGTTCGTCAATTACAACGTCGGTGTCGGCGCCTTGGACCGCACTTTGCAGAACCTCTTCGACGCCTTCTCGGCCGATGACCACGGCATCACGATGATGAAGCAATCCCAGAACTATGGGAACTTCGATGCTGCGCGTCTCACCTACAACATTCAGCCGTTTATCAGCAGTCTGGTTGGGCAGCTTGCCTGCTCGGCCCTGAGTCGTTCCAACAGCCAGTACCGGGTCTATT